CTGTGCCGCCAGTGTTCCAGAGTTTTAGAAGGTTTCCGCCTGTGATAGAAATAGAACCTGCCGTTGCAACTTGAGCGCCATAAAAACCGGGAGACGCGCCTACTGCCAAATTTGTCCCATCAAAGGTCAGCGCACTTCCACTCGTCGCCACCTTGCTGCCGTTGAGGTAGAGGACTCCGTTGGCGGTGCCGCCGGAGAGGGTGAGGTTGCCGGAGAGCGTAGCAGCCGCCGCGCTCACCGTGCCGGTGAGGGTGGGAGATCCGGCGAGCACGTTGTTGCCGGTGCCGGTGTTCGTGACCGAGACCGCGTTCTTGCTCGAGTCAAGCGCCAGCGCCGTCGAGGCCGTGAGCGCCGACATCGTGAGCGTGCCGCCCACCGCCAGCGTCTTGCCGGTGCCGACGTTCAGCCCCACCGAGGTGCCATTGCCGGCGGCGGCGAACAGTCCGTCCACCAGGTCTAGGTTGGTGTTGATCTTGCCGCCCCAGGTGTCCGCCGATGCGCCTACTTCCGGCTTCGTCAGGCCAAGGTTGGTGGTGGTTGTGTCAGCCATTTTTCGTTACCTCAAGCGGCCTGTAGATAGGCCGGGTGTGTCTTCTCTGTCCAAGTCTCCGCCGTGTCTGCCACCGGCGCCCATGTCTCTGCGGTGTCCGCCACCGCGCTCCAGGCGACGACCGTATCGCTCGCCGCGCTCCAGCTCTCTGCCGTGTCCGCCACCGGCGCCCAGCTCTCGGCCGTGTCGGGTTCGTTCTCCCACTTCAGCCGCCCGGCGGCCGACAGAGCCGCCGACCCCGAGAGCGCCGCCGCCGCCGACTGTATGACGCCTCCAGCCGCCACCAGAGCAGCCGACCCAGAGAGGGCCGCGCTGTCGATGTACACGACGTTCGCCGTCGCGTCCTGGCCCGCAGAGCCCTCGAGCGACGCCGCCCCAAGACGAACCCGCACGCCAGCGGCCGACTGGCTCGCCGCCGCAGACATCGCAGACGCCGCGAGCCGCACCCTGAGCGCATCCGCCGCGAGCGTGGCCGCGCCGGATACCGCGGCGGCGCCGAGCCTCACCCGCACCGCCGAGGCCGCCAAAGAGGCCGACCCGGCGATCGCCGCCGCGCCGTCGCGCACTATGCTCGACGAGCACGAGAGCGCCCCAGAGGCCGCCAAGGCCGCCGAGGCATCCTTGACGATGACCGCCGCCGCCGCCTGCGTCGCAGACGCCGACATCGCGCTCGCGCCGGGCTGCACCCGCACCCCGACCGTTATCATCGTGGCGGCGCCGCTTATGGCGGCCGCCCCGAGCCTCACCCTCACGCCGACGCACGACAGCGCCGCCGACGCACTCAGACTGGCAGCGCCCTCTTTAGGGTCGATGCCATAGTTGCCACGGCCATATAACCCGGAGCCGTAGCCTGACATCAATTAGTCCAGCGTGATGTCTAGGTCGCCCGCCGGCACCCGGAACACATCGCCCGAGGCGATGGTCTTGCTGGCCGTCAGGGCGCCGTGGAACAGCAGATTGCCGCCGGTGAGGTTGTCCCACACGGCGACCCAGCCGACCGTTCCCCACGACCCGGTGGCCGTCGGGAACTCAATCGCGCTCGTGTTCGACGCCGCGTTGCCCGAGATGGTCGAGGCGAACGACTGGCGCGCGTACGAGCCGCCGCTCACCTCGGTGCCGGTGCCGGCGTCGGTAGGGTCTGCGGTGTGCAGGCCCAGGTAGACCGTCGTCGGCGACGTGTACGCCGTGTTCGACAGCACATGCAGCAGGATCTTGTTCTCGAGATAGTTGGAAAATGCACTCACGGGATAACCCTCGTCGGTTTGACTGTCATGGCCATGCGCCCCTGGCTAAATGCCGCGCGCTCGTTCTGCAGGATCATGTCCTCGATGGCCTGCCCGTAGAGCGGGGTCCAGAGGGCGACGCGCTCGTCGTCGCGAAGGTACGGGGCCGCCTGCAGCAGAGACCCGTATAGGTACACATCAGGGTGCCGCTCCAATATCCAATTCGATGCGTTGGAATCGGAGAGCTTGGCGAGCGTCGCCACATAGGTGAGCTCCGCCGTGTACCCGGTGTCGGGCGGCGGCAGCACCTCGATCTGGTTCCCGACCAGAGCGAAATACATCGGCTTGCCGGTCGTGCGGTACAGAGTCTTCTTCGAGTCCAGCTCGTCCTCGGTCAAGAACACGAGCTGCTGCACGGGCGCCGTCGAGGTCAGCACCAGAGACTTGGCCGAAAGGAAGTCAGACGGCAGCGCCGAGAACGGCGTGTCGATGGTGGCGTCGGCGCGCTTGACCATCTTCTGCGTCGGCAGCCGGCGCTCGAGCTGCGCCTCGGCCAGCGAGATGAAGTCCGGGATGACCGACGTGAGGTCGTCCCGGTTCAGCCAGTCGGCGATGCTCGCCCTAAGCGCGCTGTATGAGTTGAGGGCCATCCACCTGTTCCTTCATCGCCCACGCGCCTTCGTGTGAATACTCGAAGGTCCCGATATGCCGCACCTGGTGCGAGAGGTCATGGTCCACGAGTACCTCGTATCCCGCCTCGCGCGCCTTGCGGCAGAAAAACACGTCCTCGCCGATGTAGTGATTCCCGATGGTGCTGTAGGGGATCGCAAACCACGGCGCCTCCACCTTCTCGAACACCTCGCGCTTCACCATCATCACCCCCATGCCGATGTAATCCACCGGCTGGAGTCCCTCAGAGTCCGGCGCGGTATACACCCGCCCGATCTCGCCGTTGTTGTCCATCATCGCCACCGGCTTGACCGGCATACGGCGCGTCGCATAATTCGCGGCCACGATGGGCTTGTCGCGCAGGATGAGGTGCCCTATGGTCTCCTTCGGGAACCGCATGTCTGAGTCAAGCCAGAGGAGATAGTCCGCCTTCTCCTCGAGAGCCTGCCGCGCAAGCTCCATCCTTTGAGAGGCGATCAGAGTCCCGTGCGATGTGAAAAGCAGCACACGGTCGTCTGTTGTCGCGGTGTGGAACGACATCGCGCGCGCTAGGTCATAGGCGAACGAGGTCATCACCGTGTCCCTTGCCGGGACCAGAATCGCGACCGAGCGGCTCATACGCGCCCCGGCCGTGTTCTAAAAAACCTGTTGTCTGCGTCGTTCAGCCAGGCCTTCATCTTCTTCGGGTCGTCAACGATGCCCTGGCTCTTCAGCCGGTAGAACAACGGCATCGGAATCGACGCCACCTTGCTCCACTCGCCCCAGCGCGTCCTCTCGTCGGTCGCGGCATACTGGGCCTTGTTCTGCTCCACTAAGTCGCCGACCTCGAAGACCGTCTCGATGGTCGCCTCGTCAGAGTCGGCGTCGTAGTGCCACCACTTCGTGGTGCCTGTCGTCGGGTCAAAGTCGAAAAGCTTTTTGCCCGTCGATTGCATGTTCACCTCAACTCAAAGGGCGCCGGCACAATTACCGGCGCCCCCGAGTTTACATCACCCGATTAGGTCGTGGTGAGGTCAGCCGCAAGGCCGTGCGCGGCCTCGGTGTTGACCTTGAGGCCCCACTCGACCACCAGCATCCGCTTCTCGGCGTCGCCCGTCTTGGCGAGCTGCACCGTGCTGAACGGACGCAGGAACGAAACGGCCGCGTACTCAGGGTCGAGCACGAAGGCGTCACGCTCACGCTGGAACCGGTTCGGGACCACGTTCACGCTGCCGAAGTCGGAAACGTAGACATCGGCCGCGCCGATGATGGTCGCCTGGCGGTTGCCCGTCACCTCGCGGCGGATCTCCGCGATGCCGGCAAAGCCCGACACGCGCGCCTTGTTGACCGGGCCAACCATCAGCACCTTGGGGGTGCCGCCGGACGCCCAGACCTTCTGGATGACCGACTTGAGGATGGCCTCCGTGAAGGTGCGCAGGTTGGCGGCGGTCGCGTCGGTGCGGGTCGCCGTCGGGGACGAGGTGTACACCGGATCGGCGCCGCCCGTGCCCTTGTCGGTGTTGGTCTTGAGGAAGGCCAACAGCGAGCCCGTCTTGCGCAGCGCCGTGCTCACGCCAGCCGAGCCGGCCGCGGCCGCCTGGTTGGTGAGGATGATGCTCTCCATGTCGCGCTTGATCTCGGCCGAGCGCTTGGCGAGCTGGTAGGCCAACTCCGAGCGACGGCCGGCCTTGTCCACCGACTCGAGGGTGCCCGAGATGAGCAGCGTCTTGTTGCTGATCTGGGTGTAGTTGCCGAGGCGGACGGTCGCGGCGGTCGAGTCGAAGGTCGTGATGTCGTCGCCTTCCACCTGCGCGTTCGTGGTGCTGGCGGCGGCGAGCGAATCGGTCTGCCACTCGAAGTAGGTGTTCTTCACGTTCTCGCGGCCGACGTTCGACATGAACGGCGTCTCTTCCGGCGAGATGTTGTAGATCACATTCGAGAGGGACTCACGGATACCTTTTGCGTTGAAGGTATCAAACGTATTGCTGGTCTGGGACATTAGAAGTTACTCCAAGAATTGTTCAAACACGGCAGCCGCGTCGCGCGTGCTGCCACTATTTGCGAGTCTTGAAAAAGCGGCCTTCGATGCGACGACCTTAGACGACTGCGGCGTGGAGGCGGCCCCGGCCCTCATGGGCTTGGCCTTCTGGATGATCTGCGGACGCATCTGATCGCGTTTGCTCATCAGCTGGTCAAACATCATCGCCTTGCGCAGCGCCAGGACGGCCCGGGCGTCGTAGATGTCCGAAATCTCCTCGACCGTAAAGCCGAGTCTTTCGGTGGCATATTCGACGATCTTCGCCTTCTCGGCGCGCGCCTTGTCAGCGTCGCGCCACTCTGGCATGGCCTCCAAGAGCTTGCTGCGTTCGGACTCGAGGGTCTTCTCGGCCTCCGCTCTCTCTTCAGCCTGCTGCTGCTCCACCAGAGCCTGCTTCTGGGTCTGCACCCACGCCGTCTGCTCTTGCCTGGACCGGACCAGCTCGCGCTGTCGCACCCACTCGACCGGGTTCTCTGCGTAGAGCCTCTCCCAGTCAATTTCGGGCGGTTGCAGCGACTTGAGCGTGCCCTCCAGGGCTGCCAAGGTCTGCGCATACCGTTGCCGCTCTTCCCGCGCCAGGGCCGACTCTTGCTGTGCCTGTTTCCGGGCCTCGGCGATCGCCTGCGTCTTGCGCGTGTAATCCGCGGTGCGGGAGTAACCCTTCAGCAGCTCATCCAGCGGGACGTCGACTTCTTCCCCGTCAACCTTGACGCGGAATGTCTGGCCCGGCTGGGGCGCCTCTTCGGCATCCTCCTCGCCTTCGGTCTGCTCGCCCTCGTCGGCGGACTCGCTTGCCGCTAACTCGGGCTCATCTTCCACCACGCCTTCCGTTTCGGGCTGCTCGTTTTCGCCTTCGTCGGCGGCGAGCATCTGCTCGAAGACATCTTGCGTGGACTGTACGTTTCCCGGGGGTGTACCCGTGCCGGTAGTGCTCATGAGTCCATTGTCACCGTCTACCAGAGATTTTGTCGATGTCTCGGTTGGCGATGGCGCCGTTGTCGATCACCACCCGCAGGTGGCGCTGGATTTCGGCCAGGATGCCGACCGCGAGCCACAGCCGCTCGCGCTCCTCTTGGTCGGCGGGCTTACTCTGCCGCCAGGCTTCCATGTACCGGCGCTCGAGCTCGGCGAAGGCCTCGGCCATGATGGGGTTCTCGAGCAGCTCCTTGGCCTGCACCCCCTTGCCGGCGTCGATGTACGGGTTGCGCTCGCTCAAGCCAGAAGCCCGGTCTTGGGGCGGTTCTTCATGGCGCGCTTCAAGAGCTTGCCGCCCTTGTCGGCCTTGTTGAACTCCTTGGCGACCTTCACCGGCACGCCCACCTTCTTGGCAAACTCCTTGGAGTGCGCGGCGGCGGCCATGAGGCGGGCTTGCTTGGCGGACTTGCTAGGCATACATGCTCCCCTGATCTTGTTGTGACAGCAGCCCATCCTGGACCGGCTGCTGCTTGTTTTTCGCGAGCGGCGCTTTTCCTTGGATGAAGTCCTTCAGCGCCTTCTCTCTCGTGATTCCGCGCTTTTTTGCGGTGGCGGCGAGTCTTTCCTCGAGGACCTTCATGAAGGCAATAGGCGGAGACCCGAGCCCGGTGACCTCTCCGGCGCCGAGCCAGAGCGCAGCCTGGGCGGCCGCCGGCGATACCCCAAGGTCTTTCGCGAGTCTTTTGTTCAGCTCCTCGAATGCCTTGTAGTCTGTTTTGCTCGGCGCTTCCTTGAACCAGGTCGGCGGGATTGTCTCCCACTTCACCTTGTTGGTCTGTACAAACTCCCTTGGGTTGAAAGATTGCGCATCCCACGCGCCGTGCTTTTTTTCGTTCCACCACGAAGGCTTCGGGGTGGCCTTTGGGTCGGCCAGCCTGCTGTTTATAAACTCCGGGTCCTTGGATGCGATAGCAAACGCCCTGACGTTGTGCTTGTCCACCGTCGCATAGTCCCAGTTCCCCTTCAAGTTTTCGCCGAAGGTGAATCTCTTGGGGTTTTTTATCGGGTCAAGCTGGCCGCCGGCGAGTATTTCTGCGGCGTTCTTGAAGTGCAGGTTCTGGGCCTTGTGCCCATAGCCGGAGCCCTTCGGCGGCTTGACGGCGGGCTCGCCCCTTACCGCTTGCTGGTAGTAATAAGAGGCGATCTTTGCGTTTGCCGGGGTCTTTGCGCCGGCGCTGGTGGCCGCAACAAGGTCTATGTACTTCTCGTAGTTTTTCTGGCCGACATCTTCGCCAAATTCTTTGACAAACTCATCCCTGAGTGCGTCCGTGTTGTACCACCCGAGGCCCTCTTCGGTCATGCCTCGGCGCGCCCAGTTTAAAATCTGGTCATAGGCCTTTTGATTTTTTGCCAGCCGCTGCATATACCCGGGGGCGCCGCGCGGAGGCTCATACCTCGGGATCTCGACCTTTCTAGATGGCTGCGTGGTCAACCCCTCAAGGTTGAAGTATTGCTCATCCTTCGGGGGCTGCATTTCTGTCGGAAACGAGCTTCCGTCGGCGGCCATCGCCACCTGCCCGTCGTCTCCGCCTCGCCGCATACGAGAAAGGATGCTTCCAAACGGGATGAAGTTGCTCGCGGCAAGGGCCCCCGCAACGGGGTCTCTGCCACGGCGCGCGCGCTCAAGGTCGCGCAGCGCCATCGCCTGGCCGACGCCGGGCAGCGAGCCGAGGCCCATCTCGAGCACGGCGTCACTCTCTGCCTGCGGGTTCAGAGACAGCAGCCCGCGCGCCTGTCGCTGCGCGGCAGGGACTGCCTGCGCGGCTTCTTGCAGCCGCTCCGACTCTGGGTCAAGCAGCCCGCGCGACGCAAACTGATCGCGAAGGATCTCCCACCATTCCTTTCGTTCAGCCATCTTTCTTCTTCCTGTATCTCTCGAGTAAGCGCCGCCCCTTGGCGACGGCGCTGGCCTTGTCTCCACGGTGCCCCCACGCCTCGAGACTCAGCTTGAGGCGCGTCTTGTCGCCCTGCTCATCCACCAGGAGCCCGGGCATCGAGCCCATGCGCGTCAGGAACGAACCCTTGCGGCGCATCTCCTGCGGAGAGTCCGGCGCTCCCTTGACGGGCGCCTTCAGCGTGCCGCCGGTCTGCGCCTTGTACGACGCGCGCCCCTTGGCGTTCAATCCGCCGCGCGGGTTCTTCCCGGCGGCGCGTTGCCACGCCGGCGTCTTCACCC